TATAGTACTAAGACTATGCTGAGTTGTAGTATAATTATCAGAAGTTGGATTACTTGTCGGTTTAAATAATGGTGATTTCATATCTTTTAACTTTGTTAAAAAACATTCAATATTTACAATATTTTTATCTGATAAACTTTGAATAGCTGCATCCACTATATTACCCTGTCCAAATTCTTTTAGATGTTTTTTTAAATTAGGTGAAGCTTTTTGATTAATATATGTTTCTAAAAATACAAATAAATTTTTTCTATCAGCGTCTTTATTTTCAGCGTCTTTATTTTCATTTTCTTTATTTTTCTTAAATCTATACAAGTTATTTTTCCCTATTTCAGGAATAGTAGAAATCTCTGAATCATTAAATACAAAATTTTGCTTCTTGTTAAATTGATTAATTGATGGTAATACTCCTGTATGATTTTGTAATATATTTCCAGTTCCGATTATTAATTCTAATAACTCCTTATTCATGATATCTGTAGTATTTTGACTTGTTTGACTTTCATATAAATTTTCAATTGCTTCAACTGAATCTTGATAATTTTTCCAATTTGTTTTTGCATTTTCCCAAATATTTCCTTCACTATATGTTATATATTGTTTAAATTTATTAACATCATCTTCTGTTCTAAGTGGTTTTTTGGCATTTTCATCTCCGTGTCCTATTACATCTATTTCTTGGTAGTTTTCGTCTAAACCTATTTCTGCAATCTGTCTAATTAAACGAACTGCCCTTTCAAAATTTTCTTTATAAGTATGACCTGTCTTCTCGCAAATATTATCACTAAAATCACCAAAATATTTTTTTAACCTTGTTGTTTCGTATTCGTTATCTTGTTCATCTATAGTGTCTTTCAATTGACTAAGCTGTCCTAATGAACTATAAGAAAAAGGTTGTTCTTCTAAAGCCTGTCCAAAATTATAATTACCACCACCATTCATTTTTTTTTTAGCAATATTTCCAATAGGATCTAATTTCTTATCACAAACTTCATTTTTATAAAATAAACCGCTGCCGTCATCTGCTTTTATTTTCATGAATTCTTTTAAAACAGATGGGTCAGCACAATTAAATTCATTTTCTACTCCTGCAAAATCACCTACAATCAAATGGGCTTCTTTACCCTCTCCAGATAATTTTACAAAAACTAAAGAGTGACTTCTTGAACTATTTGTATTATTGGTTGTTGCTTTTACATGACGGTCTGTATCTATAATATGAATCAAATATTCACCTAATGAACTATTATTGTTAAATATTGTCTCTATTGGTTCTGCACAATTTTCAATTGTTGATGATTTAATTTTCTTATCTTTTTCCTCTGTTCTTTGGTGTTGTTTATGAACACGAAATACATGATGATTTTGATATTTTAACTCATCTTGATTTAATTTAAATCCATTATCCTTATAAATGAAAGAAATACCATAACTATCAAAATTTTCTGGATTTTTTGTAATTTTTGTCCCTGCCTCTTAAACAGATGCATCTCTATAAATTTCACAAGATTTTATACTTGCATTAGTATAACCCTCTCTACCCATTATATTACATATTTCAACCAATATACCATCTTCTTTTTCTTTAGAAAAGTAAATTAAACTACTTGTTTTACCAGCTCCACTTGCTCCATAACCAATAATAAAAACAGGTTTTTCTTCCATTAAATTTCTAGTTATCTCTTTTGCTTGGTTTGCAATTTCGTTATTTTTCTTTTCTGGTGTAAAAATATTATTAAATTCACCAAAAATGTATTTTCGTGGATGATTGTCTCTTTTATTTGCATTAATAATATCAAAACCTCCATCATCGACAATTTTATATAATTCGTTATTTTCTTTGGGTTCTATGTCACCATTATTATTTTTTTTATAATATTCTTTATTATCATCACTATAATTCAATTCCATTACTTTTATAGAAGAATGACCAGGTTCAGGTGTATGAAGTTTAATACGAAATCTTGCGTTGTAATTACCTTGTTTATCTTGGTCATTTCTTATTTTCAAATAAGTTAAAATATTTGTATCTATTTGTTCTCCAATAATTTTGTTTATCTTTTTCTGATTATCTTTGTTTTTTAAATTTGTTACTACTAAACTATCCTGTTTAGTTCCACTCTCTTCGGTTTCTTTATATAATAATAAATGTATTGATTTCATTTCTTTTTCAATAATGTTTAATATGAAATAAAAAAAATGACTTAATCGCTTTTTTTCATCTTCTTCTTCATTTTGATAGATTAAATGATAATTTTCTTTTTCTGCGATAGGTTTTAAAATTTTATCTACAAAATATTTAACATTATAAATCTTCATATTATCCAAATTTTCAACTCCATATTTTGATGTTAAAAATACTGCTTGATATGCTTTATCACTTTCAGCTATATTAGTGTTGTTATCTAGTATTTTAGAAAATCTGTCATTTATATGTTTTTCAAGTTTGTTGTCTCTTTTATAAAGACCAGAAAAATATTCTTTATAATTCATATTTAACTCATCAGTGTTATTCTCTTTCAAGTCATCAAAAGGAATACCAACATAATTAAATTGTTTAATCATTTTTAAAGCATCTTCGTCTAATATTGTATTATTACTAATAATATGACTTATATAAAATACTTTCTTAAATAAAGAAACATTTAATATTTCATTTACACATTTAATATATAAATCAATCATAGAATGAAACATTTTATTTATATTTTCAGTAATATTTAAAGTGTACTTACTACCACCAACCGTTTTATCTTTTTTATCTTGTATATCTTCATACAAACTTCTTATTCTATCTTTTAATGGATTTAAATATTTTTTAACTGCTTCTACTCTTTTGATAAATTCTTCATCAGATAATTCAATTTCCATAAATGTTTCAAATGGTTGTTTTTTACATTTGTCCAATATTATTGTATTACTTTGTATTTCAAATGTTTTCTCATTATCATATTCATTGGAATATAAGTATTGAACATTGTTACTATCAATTATTTCTTCGTTAATTAAAAATACTTTTTTACGTTCTGACATGTATTTCTTATTATATTGTGTAAGTTCTTCTCTATTTGTAACATTTCCATTATTATCATACTCTATTTTAAAAGCTTTATTTACATTAACTTTCAACCTTCCGCCTGATGGGAATGATTCTTTTGTTTTTTTAGGTTTCCATTGTAAATTAGATATTTCAAAATAATGAGTAATCTTAAAAGAATCTATACTGTATGTTTCATCTGTTTCCAATAAATATAACCTTTTTGTATTATCTATTTCAAATGGCTGTGACATTATTTATACTATATAATTATTTTTTAAATTATAATTTACTTATTTAAAATAAACAAGTTAATACATGAAAATTAAATTATATTTTAAAAATATAGAACATGGATGTATATCCTAAAGATTTTTGTATTTTAATTGCATCCCATATTTCTTATGAACATAGAATCCCCTTTTTAGTAGAATGTTTAGAATCCCTTGTTTCCCAATCCCTCAGTGTTCCCATTTATGTTTCCATGTCTTTTGAAAACGATTCCATTAAAGAAAAAACTATTCTAAATGTTCAAGGAAATACAAAAATTGCTTCTTGTCAATTTATAGTTATTGTTGTTCAAAATGAAAAAACTCCACAAATGAAACATTTTCAATATTTATTAGAAACAATTGATTACAAACATGAGTGGATTATGTTTTGCGATGACGACGATACTTATGAACAAGATAGAACACTCAATTTTGCTTACCATATTCAAAAAGCTAAACAAGACGAAATTCCTAATAGTAAATTAATCGGTCTTTATGAAGGAACATCAGAGAAAACACATAGAGAACAAAGACACGAATATTGGACTTACTGCGTAAATAGAGACATTATGAAACTTTTTTATAAAAAATTAACACCATATCCTAATGTTCTCAAAGATAAGTGTTGTGATGTACTTTTTGCAGAATTCCTAAGAAGAAGTCGTCCAGAATATTACTTCATTCAACTTAAAAAATCTTTTTATAATTACCGTGTTGAGAACAATACAACAAGCGTTACAGGATATATTCAAGAAAACAAAATAAAATATGAATCTTTTAAACAACCTCCTACTGATAATCAAGAAAAAAGATCTCAATATATACAAGATTGGAATCAATACATTTCTGAAAACAAACAAATCTACTTTCACGATGTTTATTTGAGAACTCTTGTTGGTTCCGATTTTGATACTATTTTACAATCCGAATTTTTAAACAATTATGAGTTATTAAAAGACATGGACTCTGAGTTTATTTCTGAACTTAAAACATGGCATTTAGAAGTAAAAGAAGCCGCTAACTCCATTTATGATATACCTATTTAATTTATATATTTCTTTAATATATAAATGAGCTACACATCAAGTCCAAATGGATTATTTACATATACCATCACTGGTGTGTCCAATAGCACCGAACTTGCAGTTATACAAAGTGCTTTTAATAAATGGGACTCTATTTGTCAAATTGACACATCTCGTTGGGGTTCTAGTTATTCTATTATTGTATCTTACTCTATTGCTACTTTAGGTGCTACTACATTAGGCGGTGCATCTTTACAAACATACAATATAAGTCAAGGAACCACTTACGGAAATATTATGCCATATGAAGGAACAATACAATTAAATTCGCTTTATACTGCATCCATGTTATCAGATGTTCGTTCTGGTGGTAAAACACAATACTATTATGTGGTTCTACATGAGCTTGGACATATTTTAGGAATTGGACCTTTTTGGAGTTCCTCTTCACCTATTTACGCTCCTATTACTAGCTATACTGATGCAAACGACTCTACAACTAAATACTATTATACGGGAACCAATGCATTTAATCAATATAAATCTTATTTATACGGAGACGCTTTAGAGCTTATTGTTGGACTCCCTATAGAAGATAATGGAGGTAGTGGAACTGCTGAAGTTCATCCTGAAGAAGGTTTAGAAAACGAAATTAGTTCAGATACTCGTTATATTAATGGAATCTTTCATCCTGGATTAAATGATGAACTTATGACAGGATGGATGGAAGGAAGTCCTACCGATACTCCTATAAGTAGAGTTACTTTAGGATTTTTAGCTGATATGGGATATATTGTTGATTATAACGACGCAGAAAGTTTTAGTATAATATATACAAGTATGTCTTTTTCAAATAATCCTGAATTATTTCATCAACAAGATTTCGCATATTTTAATAATGCAAATAAGTTTAAAGAATCATACATGAAAACATTATTAGATGTATCAGGTGACATTCGTCTTGATAGTAACTATACCGCTATTTTTAATGCTTTGACAAGTAATGCATCACCTAATATTATAAGAAATACTCTCAATACTAACAATCTTATTAATGCTCAAGATTTGTCAATTAATAAACATTTATTCGTGCAAAATGATATTTCACTCAATAAAAAAATGTTTATTGCGGGAGATTTATCTGTTAATGGAACATTGCAATTTCCTGACAATTCTTTATCAGAAAGTGACTTTACTGACGTGTTTGAAAGTGCAAGCGGTTCTAACCAATTTAATAACAACAATTCTCAAATAACAACGGCCCTTGATATTTCAGGTCTTGAATTTTATGTTGCTGGAGATGTTACAGTAGTTGATAAAGATTTTCAAGTAGAAGGCAATACATATGCTAACAACTTTATTAACGATGAATTAGATAATGTAATTATGGAAGATGATTCCCTTATTAATCGTCTTGACCTAAGTAACAATGCATTCTCTGTAAGCAAAATATATTATGATTCTTCTTATTCAAATATTGCTAGTGATTTTAGTTACAATGCAGTTCCTTTTATAAGCGATAATGGAAAAAATATTTGTTATCCTGTTCATGATATTAACGGAACAACTAATTATTATAATACATTATACAGTAATAATCATGGAACCTCTTTTATAGATATGGCAACACGACTTGGAGGAACAGCTGGTTCTACAAATACAAAGGGATTATTAAACTTTTATGTAACTGAAAATCAAAAGTATATTTATGGATATCATCATAGTGAAGGCATCAAACGAAGTGATAATTATGGTTACAGTTTTACAGATATTTCTATGGTAAATGTTCCCAATAGTGATTTATCTTATTGTGTTGGATTATCATCAACCAATTCTGCTTTTGATACTACCCATTCTAACTTAATAGCCAGTTCAGCTAGTGGAAAACATGTATATCTTGGAGGGTTTAAACCTTATGATGTAGATGGTCCTAATAGAGAATTTGGGATATCTTCTATAACACCCCCTACATATAACTGGGATTTCAGGCAAGCCTCAAGCACATCTATTATTGATTCCATAAGCGGCTTGACTGCAACATATAATGGGAGCATGAGTTCAACGGTTAGTAATGGAGCTACATTT